ACTCCGTAATCGTTAATAGCATAAATAATTAAAGGGGCTTATATAGCCCCTTTTTTTATACCCCAATGTTAAATAAACTTTAAAATTTATTAAAAAAAAGTAAAAATATTTTGTTATTTAAAAAATAGTTTATATATTAGCTTCATAATTAAAAACAAAAACAATGGAGAATACAATGTCAAAACAAGAATTACAAGATTTAGTAAAAGATTTATGGTCTTTACCTGAATATCAAAGAAAACAATTGGCTATTATGTTAATGGGTACAACTCTAAATGAAGAACCTTTTAACGATTGTAAATTAATATTAAAAAGTATTTAAAACAACACAGATGCTGATAACCTGTAGTAAAACCAAAACACTAAAACCGAAATCAATAATGGATTATTATCCTAGTGAGGAATTTAGTAAGTCTAGTTTGAATGGGCAGCATCTTTTTTAAAATAAAACTATGAAAACAAAAGAGATGATTAAATGGGCTTTTATTACTTATACAGTAATATTTGTCTTACTAGGAATTATAGGAACACTAACTTATTATTTACCATAATGAAAACAATATATAAGGCAACACAACAAGATATAAATATGCCAGTAGATAAAGAATGGCAAAAAAGATTTATAAAATATTTGTGCTGGGGTTTACCTCAATTTACATTTTGGATGATAATGCTAACACACTTTTTATTTTATGTCATTAGGGGAAATTAAAAAAGATTTAAATAAATTACATCACAAAGTATTTTACTGCGCAGAATTAAAGCTAAAAGATGCTCTTAAAATATGCAGTGAGCTAAATATAATAGAAACAGAATTAGACAAGCTAAATGGAACAGAACAAGCACAAGAAACGAAAAAACTTTCCGATTTATAGCGGAGTTATAAAATACTTTCCAAAAGCTCTTGCTTATGTAGCTTTAGTCAGTAAACTTGGAAACGACCAACATAATCCTGGCAAAGAGCTATTTTGGGATAGAACAAAGTCTCAAGACAATTTAGACGCTTTAACGAGACATTTAACCGAGTGTGGTAATTTAGATGATGATGGTCTTTATCACGATGCAAAAGTAGCTTGGAGGGCGTTAGCGAATTTGGAGGAGTTATTAGAAAAGAATAACTTTAACTTATAGTATATGTTAATTCTTTAACATTGTTTTTCATTTAATTAGTTTTTAATTAGTTTAGTCAATTAAGTGGTTAATTTCGGTTAGCCACTTTTTTTGTAACTTTATTTTCGTGGATAGCAATTCAAAGGGTTGTATTGCTGAATATAAGTTCGGTATTGAATGTCTTAAACGAGATATAAAAGTTTCTTACCCCCTAGTCCATACTTCTTTTTATGATTGTATAGCTGATACAGGAGACAATATGTATCGTGTCCAAATAAAATCAACAACTCAAGGATTTCAAAAAAACAGAAAAACAGTTCATATTCAATGGAAACATAATTACGAAAAAAAAGATGTAGATTATTTTGCAATATGGGTAGAGAAATTTGATGGTTTTTTTATTTTTAAAAATGATGGTAAAAGACTGGCAGTAAGATTAAGTTTAGAAAATGATTATTCAAAATATTTTAATAACTTTGACTTTAATTAATTCTCTTTTGTATAATGCACTGCAAAAACACTTGTGGTGCATTTTTTTTATCTTTGTTTAAAATAAAATGTTATGAAAGTAAAAATGTTAAAAGATGTTTATTCTTCTAAAGGTTGGAGAAAAGAAAATGAAGTTATTGATGTTGATGATAAAACAGCAAGACAATACATTTCTAAAAATATTGCGGTAAAACATAAAGAGGAAAAGATTGTTAAAGAAACTAAAGAAGAAAAAAAAGTATCAAAAAGAATAACTAAATCTAAAAAATAATGGCATATTTTTCTGAACCTTTAAATACATTTCATACTCAAATAAAAATTAATTCTACAACTGGTAGTGAAATACTAACTACAGCAGAGGCAAAAGATTTTATTAGAGTTGATACTACAGCTGATGATACAATTATCGGTCAAATGATAACACAAGCTAGAATATGGTGCGAAAACTATATATCGAGAGACATAGTGGCTAAAAATAGAACTTTATATTTAGCAAGTGTTAATGATAGATTTGTTTTGCCTTTTTCACCAGTGGCATCTATTAGCTCAATTACTGTTGAGGGAACTGCGACTACAGATTATGAAACTTATGGTCTAGATGATAAAATAGTTGCTTTAAATAATCTTCCATCTAAAGAAGTTAAAATTACCTATGTAACAAGCGGACAAAACGATAGTTTATTAAAACAGGCTTTATCACAACTTGTAGCAACTTATTATGACAACAGAAGTGACTTTGTGATAGGTGTAACTATTAATGAAGTGCCAACTAATGTTAGAAATATTTTAGATTCATATAAAAATATGTTTATTTAATGCAAGTAGGAAACTTAAATACACGAGTATTAGTTAAAAGACAAACTAAAAGTAGTGATAACTTTGGTGGTTTTACTGCTACAACTGCAACTGAATATACAATTTGGGCAGAAGTCAAAGAAATATCAGGAGAAATAACAACACAAAATGGAAAGCGTGATAGATATGTATCTATTGAAGTACGCTGTAGAAAACGAACTGGAGACCAAATACTTGATGGAGATTTGCTTGAGGTTGAAGGAGTATCAGGGTTATATAGAATAAACAACAGGTATGACGATGTACAAGATTTTTACACTACAATAGAGGCAACAAAAAAAGATTAAAATGATTAAGTTAAATCAAAATGATGTAAATAGACTGCAAAGGAAATTTCACGCTCTTGAGGCTATTGATAGAGATGGTCTAAAAAAAGAAATGTACACTGCTGGTGCTTTAATGTCTAGAGATATAAAAAGAAGTGCGCCAGTTGATACAGGGAACTTAAGAAACAATGTTGGATTTGAGCCAAAAGAAAATGATTTAACTGTATTTTCAAATGCGCCTTATAGTGGTTTTGTAGAAGAAGGAACTAAATTTCAAAAAGCTCAACCATTTTTTTATAGAAATATTGAAAAAGGAATTAAAATACTTGTTAAGAATTTAGAATATAGAATTAAAAGAGCAATAAGATGAAAGACCCAATAAAATATATTAGACAGGCGATGATTAATGCTTTAAATGGCAATATTTCTTATAACGGTTCAAACGTACCTGTTTATGGGAGGGTTCCATCTAGTGCAAGTGAGCCTTATATAAAAATTTATTCAGTGCAAACAAATGAGGCTGACCAAAATGCCGATGAGTTTATAACCGAAACACTTACAAGGATTGAAGTTGTAACAGCTTTTGATAGTGATAGCGGAGGAGAATTAGAAGTAAATACTATTGTAAATGATATATTAGTAATAATTAGAACACGCTCAAGCGGTTATTTTGATTTATCAAGTAATGATTTTCACGTTTATACTTGTGTAAATGAAGGCGTTACTTATTTAGAGGATGATAGAAACGATAAAACTTACTTTACCTCTATAATTGATATTTCAAATCGTGTTCTGCAAGTTTAAAAATTATGAATAAAATTAGCGATAACATTTCTTGGAATGAAGCTGTTAGTTCTTCAACAGCTGAAAGATTAGAATTAGATAATATTCCAGACAAAGAACAAGTAAAAGCAATGATAAAAGTTGCTGAAAAAGTATTTCAACCTTTAAGAGAATGGTGCGACCATCCAATTAAAGTAAATAGTTTTTATAGGTCACCAGAGGTTTGTAAAGCAATAGGTTCTAAAATAACAAGTCAACACACAAAAGGTGAGGCAATTGATATTGATACACTAGGAAGCACTCCTAATGGAGAGTTATTTTATTATATAAAAAACAATTTAGATTTTGACCAGTTAATTTGGGAAAAAGGAGACAATGATAATCCTGATTGGATTCACGTTTCTTATGTCTCTAAAAAAGAAAATAGAGGGGTTGTATTACAGGCTTGGAAGCCAGAGGGTAAAAATTATACGTTATATAAATATTTTGATTTAGATGCTGAAACTTCTTAAAAGATTATTAGGTTTTAAAGATTCATCCGATATTGGAGGTCTTGGTATGGAGATAAGGGAACTTATCAAAGGTAAAGAAATAGACCCTCAACAATTAATAGAACTACAATCGGAGATAAATAAAATGGAAGCGCAGCACAGAACAATCTTTGTGGCTGGATGGCGCCCTTTCATAGGCTGGGTTTGTGGTGTGGCTCTTGCATATAATTTTGTTCTACGAGATATGCTTGTTTGGTATATGGGAGCAGAAACAGCTCCTCCAGCTTTACAAATGGAACATTTAATGACAGTACTTATTGGAATGTTAGGTCTTGGTGGAATGAGAACATTTGAGAAATTTAAAGACAAAACAAACTAATGGCACAAAAAGTATTTATTTCTTATGTTGAAAAACCAAAGAAAAAAAGACCTGGTCGCCATAGTAAAAATGCAAGTAAAGGTCAATCAGGATACAAAAAGAAATACAGAGGTCAAGGGCGAAAGCATTAATTATTAATTTGTTATTTTTGTAGTAAATATTTAGGTTATGGCAAATGATATGAGTTACAATTCGGTTTATCACAAATCTGCTTTTGGAGATTTTGGTTTGGAAATTATTGCTACTGGAGAGACGAGTACTGTTGGAGAGCAATATAACGCTATTCAGGTGTTAGAAGATGCTACATTTAGCGCTACAAATAACACAACTAAAGGTGATACAACAATTACAAGTTTAGAATTAGTAACTGGGATGATAATTTATGGTTCATTTCATACAATTAGCGTTTCAGCAGGTAAAATAATTGCATATATAGAATAGTATGTTAGGACTTGGACTTGGTTTACCGAAGATTGGAAATAAGGTAATTAAGATAATAAAACATCTAAAATCTTATTGGAATAAGAATAGCCATCAATGGAATCACGAAAACACGAATTGGGAATCAATATAAATTAAAATAATATGGCAACATTAACAGGTAATAAAATAAAAGATACTTATTCATCATTAATAAAATTTAGTGATAATGGAATTGCATCAGGAACTCTACAATTGTTGTCTGACGGTGCTGGAAACTCAATTGGAATTTCAGTAGATACATCAGGTAACATTTCTTCAGCAGCAGTAGGAACATTAATTGGGACATCATCTACAGACGTAGTTGGTGCATCTCTTTTAAATGTAAGCGGTAACGGTACTTCTGGACAATCATTACTGTCAGATGGAGACGGAAGTTTTTCTTGGGGTTCTCCAAGTGTAACAATTGCAGATGGAAGTATAACAACTGCAAAACTAGCTGATGATGCCGTTAGTTATGAAAAAGTAGATGCAGAATTTACAACAAGCAGTGCATTAACTGCAGGTGCAACAGTAGCAGTAGATTTTGATGCAGCACAAGTATTTACTTTGACACCAAATGCAAGTACAACTTTTAATATAACCAACCCAAAAATTGGAATAACAAAAACAATAATTGTTACAGGAGCAGGTGGAAGTTATACAGCAGATACTTGGCAAGTAGGTGGAGTAAGTGGTACATTTAACAGAATAGCAGGTGAGTATGATGATACAAGTTCAACTAAAAACTTTTATCAAATTACTTGTGTAAGTGCAACAGAATTTTGGTATAGTATTTCACAAATAGCAAGTTAAAATATAACATAAAAATAAAGTATGTTTGGACAAGGTATTAATTTTGGAACTTTAGCAGCAGCCCAAGCAATAGCCAACTTTCTTGTAATCGCTGGAGGTGGTGCTGGAGGAGGTACAGATAGAGCAGCTGGAGGAGGAGGAGCAGGTGGTCTGCGAACTTCATACGGAAGCACATCTGGTGGAGGTTCTTCTGCTGAATCTGATGTAGTACTATTAAACACAACTTATACATTCACTGTTGGAGCTGGTGGAACAGGAACAACTGGTGTAGGTGGTGCCTCTCAACCTTTGGCAACCAGTGGAACTGATTCATCTATTTCTGCAACTGGAATAGCAACTTTAACATCAATAGGAGGGGGTGCAGGTGGATTCTATGCTTCTTGGGGAGATTATTCTGGAGATAATGGTGGTTCAGGTGGTGGTTCAGGTCACGGAGTAACAACAGAAGGTGGCAGGTCATCTGGAACTACAGGTCAAGGATATGCAGGTGGTATAGGTATAAATAATGTAAGTGGGGTTTTTGCAGGAGGAGGTGGAGGAAGTGCTTCTGCTCAAGGAGATGATGGTTCTACATCAAGCGGTGGAGATGGTGCTGATGGATTAGCAGTTTCAATTATTGGTAGTTCTGTTACTTATGCCGCTGGTGGTGGTGCTGGTTGTCAAGGTTCTGCTGCAGGTTCTGGTGGAACAGGTGGTGGAGGTAATGGTTCAATAAACAATAATGGTGCAAGTAATGCAACTGCAAACACAGGTTCAGGTGGTGGAGGTCGTGGAAACACAGGAGCTTCACCTTGGAGCGGAACATCAGGTAATGGAGGTAGTGGTATAATTATATTTAGATTACCAACTTCTGCTTATTCAACAGGATATACAACAGGTTCTCCAACAGTTACAACAGATGGCACAGATACAATATTACAATATTTAGGTTCAGGAACTTATGTTCATAATCCAACACCAGTAGTACCAGAAGGTCAACTGGCATTTTTAGTAGTTGCTGGAGGTGGTGGAGGTGGTTGCTCTGAAAAAAACCCTAACTCTGATGGTGGAGGTGGTGGAGGAGCAGGAGGTTTAAGAACTTCTTTCGGTTTAAGTTCTGGTGGAGGAGCTTCTGCTGAAAGCAATATAACATTATCATCTCAAACATATACTATAACCATAGGTGCAGGTGGTAGTGGTTCAACAACTCAATCATCTAAAGGTGCTAATGGTAATAATTCAGTATTTTCTACAAAAACTTCTACAGGTGGTGGAGGTGGTGGTTCTGATAATGATAGTACTGTTAATAATGGTGCATCTGGTGGTTCTGGTGGTGGTGCTGCTGCAAGATATCAAACTGCAACAAGTGGAGGTAGTGGAACTGCAAATCAAGGATTTGCTGGAGGAAATAAATCTGCACAAAGTGTTAAAAGGTCTGGTTCTGGAGGTGGAGGTGCTTCAAGCGTTGGTCTTGGAACAACTACTAATGATGGAGGTGCAGGAGGAAATGGTTTATCTGTAGCAATTACAGGAGGCTCAACTGCTTATGCTGGAGGAGGTGGAGGTGGTACTGGAGGTACTGGAACTCCACAAACAGGTGGTGCTGGAGGAAGTGGAGTAGGCGGTAATGGTGGTTCAGATATTGGAGATGCAACTGCAGGAGCTGTTAATACAGGTTCTGGTGGTGGTGGTGGTGCTGGTCAGACATCTTATGGTAATGGTGCAAATGGTGCAGCAGGAGTTGTAATATTAAGAATGAGGACATCTGATTATTCAGGAACTACAACTGGTAGCCCAACTGTACTGACTCTTGGGCAAGAAACAGTATTAAAATATACAGGAAGTGGTACTTATGTACATAGTTAAAAAATAAATAAATTTGTAATAAATAAATTAAATTAAAATGGCACATTTTGCAGAAATAAATGAAAATAACATAGTAACTAAAGTAATTGTTGTACATAACAACGAATTATTATTAGGTGATACAGAATCTGAATCAAAAGGTATTGACTTTTGTGAGGGTTTATTTGGACACAGAAATTGGGTTCAAACATCTTATAATGGAAATATTAGATATAATTTTGCAGGAGTAGGTTATACTTGGGATAAAGATAATGATGCATTTTATGCACCACAACCATTTGAAAGTTGGTCATTAAATGAAGATTATATATGGGAAGCACCAGTACCATACCCTGAAGATGCATCAGAAGATAAAGTATACGAGTGGGATGAAGATAATCTTACTTGGAAAGTAGTTGAACTTACAATAGAATAATGTAATGAATGGATTTGAACCTACTTTACTTGGTATATCGGTGTATATAATAACAATAGCAAAAATAAATGAAGCTCTACAGGGACTATTAATTATAGCAACACTCATTTATACAATCATTAAAATATATCAACTAATAAATGGCAAAGATTGATATTAACGGAGATGGTAAAGCAGATTTCTCAATCAACATAGGACAAGTAGTAATGCTTGTTTCTCTTGTTGTATCAATGGCTGGTTCATATTACAATTTAAATGCTAAAATAGAAGAAGTGGCAACATTAGCTAAAAAAACATCACATAATCAACAAGAATACTGTTTTCCTAATACAAGAGCAGTAGAAGATGAGGTAGAACAATTAAAAATAGAACAAAGAGAGTTTCAAACGGAATTAAGATTTATATTAAACAACTAATTATGGTAAGAATATTTGAGTGGTTAGCACAGCAATTTAGAACATTTAACAATTGGTTTAAAACCAGTTGGAATAACATTATTAAGAAACTATTATTTAAAACAGGACTATAAAAACTATTAATCAAAAATTAATTATATTTGTAGTATAAAAATTTTAAGCTATGGCAAGTACAGTATATAATGGAACAAATTTAATTCTAAAGGTCATCGCAGATGGTGGTACTTTAGCAGCAATAGGTCACACGACTTCTTGTACAATTTCTCTAACAAACGATATGGCAGATGCTACAACAAAGGATTCTTCTGGGTTCTCTGAAAGCATTGCAGGATTAATTTCAGGTGAAATTTCTTTTGATGGTCTTGTAGATTATACAGACTCAAATGGTGCTACTGAATTAGCTGGATTTTTATTAGGTCGTACTAAAGTGGATTTTTCGTACGGGACTGAAACTACTGGTGATACAGTTTACACGGGCGAGGGATTTCTTACAGGACTTGAGGTTTCTGGCGAAATGGAATCTGCTGTTAGTTACAGTGGGACAATTCAAGTAACTGGAACTATCACAGCTACAGTTAATCCATAATAAATGAACAAAAAAAGAGGTTATTACACCCTTAATGTTGGGGGCAAAGAAAGAGTATTACACTTTTCAATGAACTTTTGGGCAAACTTTACAGAGATATTAGATATATCTTTGGAGGAGATTGCCGTTGTGTTTGAGAAAGGAGTTTCATTAAAAGCAATTCGTACTCTTATATATTCTGGACTTTTAGCGTATGACCAAGAAAATGGTAATGAAATTGACTACAATGAATATTCTGTTGGAAGTTGGTTAGAGGATATTACGCCAGATGATTTAGAAAAAATTATATCTGCTATGATGGAATCAAAAATTCTTGGCAATGAACTAAATGTTGGTTTATCAAGAAAAGGAGATGACACAAAAAAAAAGTAGATAAACTTGTCTGGGAGGATTTAACAGATTTTTATATAGGACAAATTGGTCTTAACCCTGATACTTTTTGGAGTAACACTTGGAAAGAAAATATACTCTTATCTGAAGCTCAAACAATAAAAACTAATATTGAATGGGAAAGAACAAGGTTTTTAGCTACAATGATTTACAATGTAAACTGTAGTAAAAAATCACAAATGTTAAAACCAGAGAGTTTATTCCCTTTACCTCAAGATAAAAGAATAGCAAGAGTTAAATCTTCAAAAGAACAATATCAAAAATTCCTTGATAAAGTCAACAATCTAAAAAAAGACGAGTAGGGTAATTTTTAGTATTTTTGTAGTATGGCAGATAATCAAAAACTTCACGTCGATATAATTGGGGATTCTTCCAAATTAAATCAAGCCCTTGGTAGAGCAGAGGGTAGGTTAAAAAAGTTTAGTGGCTCTTTAAGTAAAACTGGTAGAGCATTAACAACAAGGCTTACTTTGCCTTTAGCGGCTGTTGGAACTATGGCTGTTAAACAGGCTGCAAATTTTGAAAGACTACAAACGACTTTAAATGTTTTGACTGGTTCTGCCGAAGAAGGTGCTAGAGCATTTGAAAGATTAGTTCAATTTAGTGCTAAAACACCATTTCAATTAGCAGACTTAACTAAAGTAAATAATACTTTAATGGGATTTGGTTTAACTACAGATGAAGCATTTGATAGTTTATCTATGCTTGGTGATGTAGCTGGAATTGTTGGAGGTGACTTACAATCTATTGCAATAGCATTTGGTCAAGCAGCTGCAGAAGGGCGTGTAATGACTAGAGACTTACGTCAGTTCATTAATAATGGGGTGCCTATACTTCAAGTACTATCCGAAGAAATGGGAGTTGCTGAAGGGGCTATTATGGATATGGCTTCAGAAGGTAAAATAACTTTTGAATTACTTGATAGAGCATTTAAAAATGCGACTGCCGAGGGTGGAAAATTTGATGGCGGAATGGAAACATTGAGTGGTACTCTAAATGGTTTATTCTCAACTTTAAAAGATAATGTAAACATAGCACTTGCTGAACTTGGGCAAGAAATTGCAGACGCTTTAAATTTAAAAGAAGGTATTCCAGCTTTAAGTAGAGAAATAGGTTTAGCTGTACAAAACTTTAAAAATTTAAGTCAGGAAACAAAAAAATTCATTTTAGCTCTAACTGGTTTTTCTACTGTTGCTGGTCCAATTATTATTTTTTTAGGAGCTGTTTTGGGTGGATTACAAAAAATATTTAATGCTTTTTCAAAACTTGGAAAATTACTTGCTGGTAGAGGAGGGCTAATAGGTTTGTTTACATTATTAACGGGAGCTTTTGTTAAAATGTATGAAGCTGCACAAAAAATGCCAACTTCTCAAATGGGAAGGTTTGGGGAGATGATGTATGGTCCAAAAACACAAAGAGATATTGAAAAAACTACAGGTTTATTAGATGATTTGCAAACAACAATTAGTGGTATATCATCAGCACCCTTAACTACAGTTGGTCCATTGCTACCTGGTCAACAAAGAGATTTATCAAGCATTTTATTTCCTAATATTGGAGAATCAACTAATAAAGCTGCTAAAGGTTTAGCTAAAGTTTCATCTGTATTAGAGATTACAAAACAAGGATTTGCTCCAATGGCAAATGCAGCAATACAAGCTGGTGAATCAATACAAGCGTCAGTAACCCCTCTTTTTAACCATTTTGAAAATTTTGGAGAATTTATTTTGCCTCAAGTTGGTAAAGCACTTGCAGATAGTTTTGCTTCTATTGCAGACGGTGAAAACCCAATAAAAAGATTAATTACTGTTATAAAAGCATTAGTTGTGAGATTAGTTGCAGCAGCAGCAGCAGCAGCAGTATTAGCTTTTTTATTGCCAGGTGGTGGTTCAGGAAAGGCAGCAAAGGCATTATCTTTCGTAACAACTTTTAAAGATTTAATGGGTATGGCTCAAGGTGGTTTAGCCTTTGGTCAAACTCCTGTTATGGTTGGAGATTATAGTGGTGTAAGAAGTAATCCAGAGGTTATAGCGCCTTTAAATAAATTAAAATCATTAATAGATGGCGGAAACTCAAGAAATGTTTCAGGTGAATTTGTTTTAAGAGGACAAGATTTAGTTGTAGCTTTACAAAGAGCCGAAAGAAATAGAAATCGTTTTAAATAATGGCAACGTATAGAACTAAATTTAAATTAAACTTTTCTGACGTAAAGGGTAATCCAAGAAGTTTAGAAATTTTAAAAAGAGATTATTTTGGCTCTATAAATGATTTAATTGCTAGTGATGAACCTGTAAGTATTAAATGGGAAAATGACGACGATTTTTATAATCCAATAATTGGTTCTACTTGTCAATTAAATTTATTTGTAACAGACGCTACAAATTATGATGAATTTCAAAATTTTGATGAAAGAGAATATAAAGTTAGAGTAAGTTCTGGAACTACAGATGATGGTGAGGAAACAGATTTAGAATGGGAAAATGAAGAAAGTTTATTTAATGAAGCTAATAATATTTGGAGTTCAACTGGTGATGTAGATATATATTGGGAAGGATTTTTAGTTGCCGATACATACAGAGAACAATTGATTTCAACACCTTATGTTTTACAATTAAGGGCAATTGATGGTTTAGGAACTTTAGATTCCTATGACGCGCCAGATGGTGCTATTGCTTTAGATGCAAATGGAAATCCACAAACAAGCACAAATTCTCAAATAAATTTTGATACAGCTTTTTCTTATGTACATAAAATATTGGCAAATCTTGATTTAAATTTTGATATATACATTCAAAATAAAATTAGAGAAATTGGAGGTTCTGGTGATTTAACTGTTTTGCACGATATATATTTAAATGAATTTTCTTTATTAGATGGTTTTGCAAAAAAGAATTCTAAAGAAATATTGGAGAATATTTTAAGATTAATAAATTCAAGAATATATCAGGCTAATGGTACTTGGTATATTACGTCAAATTCTAATATATACGATGAATCAATAGTGCCTAGCGTTTCAACAACACAAAGCCCTTTAGTTCCTGCGGTAACTACTGACAATATTACAAATCCTACAACAAGCCAAATGACATTAAATGGCAATGTTACAGCTGATAATGGACTTGCAATTATAGAACGTGGTTTTTATTTTGGGACTAGTTCTAATTATGCAACTAATACTAAAACAGTTGTTTCAGGTACAACTGGAACTTATAATGTTACAAAAACTGGACTTGTTTCAGGCACAACTTATTATGTAACTGCTTATGCTATAAATTCAGCAGGAGAAGGAATAGGTGCTACAAAATTTAAAGCGGCACAGGTTACAACAACATTAGCACCAACGACAACATTAGCACCAACGACAACAATCGGTGGACCTGTATTTGATAATACAAAAACAAAAATTACAAATATTGAAAACACAAGTATGCTATTAAATTCTTCTGTTTCATCTAACGGAGGAGCAACACTAACTGAAAGAGGTTTTTATTTCGGTACGTCGCAATCTATTATTCCAGCAAATAAAAATGTAGTTGCAGGAACATCTTTAGGAGATTATTCATTATCAAAAACTTCTTTATCTCAAGGAGTTTTTTATTATATGACACCATTTGCCTCTAACGGAACAATTACTACTTACGGAACAACTAGCGGTATATATACAAGAAATGCAATGCGAGTTAGAAGGGTTTCAGATGACACAATATTTAATGCTCAATTTAATTCTACATTTACCATTGGAGATTCCGTTACTTTGTCAAATAGTGGAACGGTTTGTTATGTCGTTATTGAGAAAACATATTTATCAAATGCCGCAACATTTCCAACTATAACAGGAGCGTGTGCAACAACACAAGTTCCACCAACAACAGCAGCACCAGCAACTACGACAACAAGACCACCAGCTACAACTACGACAACGGAATATCCTTCAACGAACATTTATATTGTTCAAAGGTTAAGTGATGGTTTTCAAAGAAATGTACAATATAATGGGTCTTTTGCTATTAATACAAATGTTATTTTATCAGTTGATACTGCAAATTGTTATAAAATTAAAGAAGAAGGGGCTGTTGGAGACCCATCAAGTTTCCCAACAATTACGGGTTCTTGTAATATAACAACAACAACCTCAAATGTAACAACAACACCACCACTAACAAACTTTATGCAATATAGGGATTGTGCAACTGGAGGTTTTGACCAATTAATTACAGTTGGAAATACAAACTCAACATTTCCTGAAATTATTAAAAATGCAAGTGGTGAATGTTTTTTTAAATATCAAACAACATCTCAAACTTCAAATGATTGGGTTACTAGAGATTATACTTCAAACTTTGCTGATTGTGATGAATGTCAAGGTATTACAACTACATTAGCGCCAACTACAACTGCTGCTCCAACAACGACAGTTGCTCCAACTACATTACCTCCAATATTTTATAAAATATATACACAATGTAATGAAGGAGCTGGTGCTGTTAAATATGTTTCTAATCAATCTAATACATTTCCAAATGTGATTTACGATGGCACACTATGTTATGAATTAAGTACAACTGGAGGAACAGGTCAAGATGGAGATGTTGATACTTATACAAGTTTTTCAGATTGTGCTACTTGTGTTGGAGCAACGACTACAACTCTTGCGCCAACTACAACTGCAGCGCCTTGTGTTTTACATCAGGTATTTTTATCAACGAGTTCACAAACAGATGCTTGTTGTACTGTAACAGATATTACAAACATATATGCCAATAATTCTAATATGGATAATGCAACAATAGCTTATAGAGATTCAGCTTGTACAAGAACATTATTAAATGGAACTTATTTTACAATAAATGGAGGTGATTATTATTTTTGGAATGGTGTGACTTTAACTAAATCAACTTGTCCTGCTTGTCCATAATATGAGGTATATTTGCGCTCAACCAGCTATATTGTATTATGCTTGGCAAATTGATGTTATGATAGCATCTTTTATTAAAAACGGAGTAAACCCTTGTTTTATTGATATAATTTTAGCTGACCAAGTTAACAATAGTTCTTATTATAATGTTTTGAAAAAAAAATATCCTACTGTTAACTTTTATTATTATCCTGATACTAGAACAGATAAGTTTTATGTTTCTAGCATAAGACCTCATATTTTAAAAAAACATTTTTACAAACACCCTGATTTATATAAAGGCGTTTTTTTATATCACGATTGCGATATTGCCTTAACAAAACCATTAGACATAGATAAGTATTTACAAGATGATGTTTGCTATTTAAGTGATACAAAATCATATATTGGATATGATTATATTATGACAAAAGGAGAAGATGTTTTTGAAAGAATGATTAGGACCTTTAATATAAATGCTGATTGTGTAAAAGAAAATCAAGAAAATAGTGGTGGTGCGCAATACCTTTTAAAAAATATAGATTCTTGTTTTTGGTCAAAGGTTGAAAAAGATTCAGTTCAACTTTACAAAAATATTACAGCAATGAATAAAAAGAAAAAAATAAAAAACCCTGATTATCACGAGTTGCAAATTTGGTGTTCAGATATGTGGGCGGTTTTATGGAATCTTTGGATTTTTGGGAAACAAACTAAAATTATAAAAGAATTAGATTTTGTATGGGCTACTGAACCAATTCATTATTGGGATAGTAAAAGTATTTATCACAATGCTGGTGTAATAAATTCTAATGATGGTCTTTTTTATAAAGGTCAATGGACTGGACAGTTACCCCCTAAAGATTTAATAATAGATGAAACTAAATCTTCATATAATTATTATAAACTTTTAAAAGAGACAATTTGAAAAGTGATATTATTTTAGTTGGAAATGGAAGTTCTTTGTTAAATAAAGAGAATAAAGAACTTATTGATTCATATAAAACAGTTGTTAGATTTAACAGTTATAAAATAAATGGGTTCGAAAAATATGTTGGAACTAAAACAGATATTTGGTTTACTGTTAACAAACATCATTTTGACCATATAAAACATTATAATAAAGTAATAACTCATTCTTGGGCAAAAACAAATTGCCAATTATATAATTCTTTTAAATTGGAAAGAGATGATGTTGAAAAAGTAAATTATGAAATTATAGATGAAATTCCAGTATCATATCCAAGTACTGGATTAATAGCTGTTTATTATTTTAATAAAAAGGTAGATTTAATAGGTTTTGATTGGTGGGATAATAATAAACATCATTATGGTGATAATGAATTAAGAGGCACACTTCATAAGCCTCATTTAGAATACAAAGTAATTAAATCATTAGATATAAATATTATTAGTTAATTTTGCATTATGGGTTCAATAGCAACACAACAATTACAACTACTTCAAAGCACAAATAAAGAAGAAATTAAATATGTAATATTTGATTATTTAGGCAATAGAAAAGGAGACACAACTAAAAATATATTAGTAACTGCTCCTTCTCAAATACAACCAATAAATGCTAATTTAAGTGTTGAATATTTAAGACCTTTAAAAAACGTTATAAATCAAATACAATTAAACAATGTTGATGTTGTAAATAAAAACCCAACATTTAGATATGCAAGTTTTGATTGGGATATTGGGACAAATAATTCAGTTCAGCTTTCAGGTTTATTAGACCCAAAACCAATTTCTGGTAATTATATTGTTAAATCACCTGTAACAGAAATGCCAACGGGAGGTTTAAAAGGTAATCCAATTGTCTCTACAAATCTTCCAACAACTTTTATAAATTTAGGTAGTGATTTAGAATTTGGATTTTATTATTATTTTTCATCACAAATTTTACAAGACACTTATACTTTTTATGTTAGTGCTGGGCTAGATACAACAGGTGATGGGAGTATTGATTTATCATACAGTTTTACAGACAACAAATTTAAGTCAGGTACTTTTACCGATGATGAGTTTTTTAAACAATTTACAACGAACAGTTTAAATCAATGGGTTAAGGTTTCACAAACATTAAATGCTCCAGTAACTACATCAACATCAGTAAAAGCTAAAATTAGTATTTATCCACCTGCTAGAAACACAACTGGATTTTTATTTGGCGCAAATTATTATGATGCTTTTTATTTAGGAAACAAAAACACTTTAGGTAAAAAGTTTATAGAAAAGAAAACACAAGGTATTTTTACTTTGGGAGTAATAACTGAATTTACAAGAGTAACAGGTTCATTAAAACAAGGTAAAAAACTAAATACAAATAATTTAAAAGAATCTTTATTTCTAGGCAGGTTTGAAGGTAGTTTTAGAAGAAAAAACTTTCCTGAATCAAAAACTTTAGATTCAATTGTAAATCAAGAGGTAATAAATGATTATAGAGCATCTGTAAAAAGATATGAAGGTGACTTTTATAGAAAAGATGATTCTACAGACCCATTACAATTTTTTAATAAAATTTGGGTAAACTTTGGAACTTCGACCCTTCAAGATTCATCTTCTGCAATTATTGATTCTATGGAATACAATGTTAAATCAAATACATATAAAATAATAATGCACTTGCCAAATCAAGACGATGACATACTTACTTTTGATGAGTTTTACTACGAGGATTAAAAAATAATTATACAAAAAATTTTTTTATATTTAAAATATTTTTATATATTCGCTATATGAAAATTATAAAGGATATTCTTCAAGGATGGGGAAATTTAGTTTTAAGTCAATTTAATATGTTAGACGAACAAACTAAAGAAAAATCTGAATTGAGGTTATATAATTGTCATTTTTGCCATATGAGAGAAGGTAACACTTGTTCTCCTAGCAAAAAAGGTAAACATATAGAAAGTGGTCAATTGGTTTATGGGTGCGGTTGCAATATTGCAGCTAAATCTTTAGCACCAGAGGCGAGATGTCCTTTAGGTAAATGGTAAATTTATGAACGAATTTGAAATAGAATTTGAAACTGAAAGAAGGCGACTAAATCTTAAGAAGAATGAGGTTGCTGAAAAGTTAGGTATGACAATGCCGACTTTACAATCCAAGATTTTAGAACCCGATAGACTTACATTAAAGGATGTTGGTAATCTAAAAGAACTTGACTTTAATTTAACCTTTAAT